AATTCAGTTGTACTAGAATATGATGATGTACTTTCAAAATATGAATTAATTTTTAATGTATGTCCTCTGTTTGGGTTGTTGGTTGCACCATAACCTTGACTGTAAGATAATGTTTTTCTTGTGTTTGTGCTAGTTTGTGTTTGATCATTTTTAAAACTATTATTTCCTTGTTTAGAAAATTCACTAGACAATGCTCCTGGTGATGTTGTACTAGTAGATGTATATGTTGACCAATTTGCCAAGCCATTTTCAAAACCACTATTTTGTAAAACAGTAAAATTAGTTTTTAAATATTGTGATACTTGATGTGTTATATTAAATCTTTTTAATGGTCGCAAATATTCTTTAGTCAAACTATTTTCTAAAGGTGTTAAATTAGCTGGCAGCTTATACAATACATCTATATTTGATGTAGATTGATATGTACCTTGATAATTATATATAACAAACTTTGGCAACTCAGTTCCATTAGTAACTAAGCTAGATGCTTCTGATGCTCTAATGCCAGTTGGTATAGTGCCACCTTGTGCTGTTGATGAACTAGCATCTTTAACAGCTTGATCACTATAACTAGAATTATTGATTATATACCATCTACCATATGATTGGAATATTCTAGCATTTGTTATTTTTAGTATTTGCTCTAAAGTATGCTTTGCATCATTTATATCTAATTTTTCTTTTTGTAAATTATATGGTGTTATGTTCATTATATCATAAACACTATATATTGTTGAGCCAGGATTTCTAATAAAAATATCTTGACTAACATAAATATCAAGCTCTAAATCTAAATTATTTAAACATTCAGTTATATAATATCTACCAGTTTGAATAGATGAACTAGTTGTGCTTAAAGGCATATCAAAACCACTTAATGTACCTAAGCCATCTAAAGCTGTTAAAGTAATAGGAAAAGGTTTAGTTGTTACTGCTTCTCTAAATGAATCTGTTACTAGCCAACCTATCCAAAACAATTGATAATTGTTGCTTGTATCCTTATAAAAAACTTTAACTTGATATTCCCTTTCATCTTCCTCATAAAAATTATCATAATTAGTGTCATCAGTTTCAAATAAATTTATTTTACATTCTGATCCTCTAATTGGCTCATAAAAATTATCATCACCTTGCCAAGTTATAACACATGGCTCAGCAGCACCTACTAAGTCGTAAACAGTACCAGAATAATTGTTTTTCCAAATTTCTATTTTTTTACCATTTTCTAAATCATCAGAAAACTCTAATCTGTATTTAACACCATATGCCATTATAATATTCTATCTCTGTTTTTATTTGCCCTTTGTAATGCCACAACAAGATCTTGACCTTTTACAGTAAATGAACCACCAACTTGTACTTGTGATGAACCTCTATCACCTATCATACTTTTTAATTTATCTAAAGGAGCTACCACCTCAGGATTAGCTCTAGCTCCTGGATACTCTCCAAAGACACCCATTGTAGGTGTGCTAACAATACCACCTTTTGCAAATTCTTTAGGTTTTTTAATTTTACCAAAAGCACCTTTTACAGCAACAGCAGCACCAGCAAGTAAAGCTGGTAAAACAAATGCTGCAAGTGGTCCGAATGATTTAGCAGTTGCACCAGCAGATTCAGCACCAAAACCCATTGTGGTAGCAAGTGATGCTCCAATGGCAGTCATAGCAGTTTCTATAAGAACACCAGCAAAAGTGCCTAAAGCACTTTCACCAGCTCCTAAACCTTGTGCTATACTTTGTCCCATACTAGCAAAAGTGCCTTTAATTGAATCGCCCATTTGTAACCCAATCTCTTTAAACTTTTGCATTTTTTCTTGTTGTAAAAGTAAGTTTGCTGTTAGTGTTGCTCCTATGGCATTTAAACCAGCATCTAAAGCTGGCTTATTAGCTGCCATACCCTCTGCTAATAATGTTGCTGGATCTTTCACCATACTCATATCAACACCTAAGCCACCTAGTTTTTTTGGTGGTTCTTTAGTATCACCACCATCACCACCAGGTGCTGAAATACCCATACCATTTAAAACATTTTGTAATTTACCTTTTATAAATGTAGCTCCATCACTAAGTGCTGTATTTAAACTATCAACTGTTGCATAACTTAATTGACTATCTAATGCTTCTTTATAATCTTTAGCAAATGTATCGGCTATTTCTGTTCCAGCTTCCTCACTTATTCTTTCGCCCTCTCTAAAACCATCTTTTAAAATTTGCTTAAAACTACCATCCATTCCCTTTTCAGAAAACTCCTTAATAAGTTTCCACATAGTAGAAAATGAATTAGTCAATAAATCTATTTGTGATTTAGCAAAAATAAAAACACTTTTAAATGCAGATTTTAAACCCCCTATAATAACTCTAAGCAATGTTGCAGAGTTATATAAATCAACAAACCTATTGTATAAGCCAACTAAAACTGGTGCAACTTCTGCCCAGTTAGTAGAAATTATATATGCGATACCAGCTAAACCAGCAGCAATAGCACCTATTGGAGACATTAAAGTTCCAAGAACACCAACTAAAGTACCAAATAAACTTAGTAATGTAGGTAATGCAATAACTAAAGCTCCAACACCTAATATTATGTTTTGTGTTGATCCATCTAAATTTGTAAATGATTTAAATAAATTAGATATAACACCAGTAATTTTTTGTATTGCTGGTAGTAATGCTGTAAGCAAAACAGATCCCATTTCAGCAAAAGATTCTTTAGCACCATTTAGTGCCTTTTTTAATTTAAAACTAGCACTTTGTGATGTCTCATCAAATGCTTTTTTTGTTGCACCTTGTGATGCGTTAAGTTCATCAAATATTTCCCTTGTTGTTGCAGCACTAGCACCAGTTAAATCTAAAACACCTCGTAATGCTCTAATGTTTGGAAAAACTTGTGCAGCAGCATCGCTATTTTTATCAAAATTTGTTTTTAAAGTGTCTAAAACACTAAGCAATCCCTCATCTTTTATTTGTTGTTTTAAACCACCACTAGACAACCCCATTTTTTCAAGAGCTTCCTCTGCTTGTTTTGTTGGTTTTAATAAGCCAGATAAAATACTATTTAATTGTGTTGCACCTTGAGCAGCATTAGTACCAGTTCTTGACATTGCAGCCATTGCAGCACCAACCTCATTAAAGCTAACACCCATATTAGATGCTACTGGCAATACTTGTCCCATTGATGATGCTAAATCTTCACTATTCAATTTACCCTCTCTAACAGCAGCAGTAAGCACATCTGTTGCATCCGATGCTGAAAGTGTGTCCGATCCATAAGCATTCATTGCAGATGTTGCTAAATCAGCAACTTGCGACACATCACCTAAACCAGATGCACTAGCTTTTAAAGATGCATCTAAAACACTCATTGCCTCTGCACCCTCTAAACCAGCCGATGTTATATAGAATAAAGCATCACCAGCTTGTTGACTACTAATACCAGTATTTTTAGCCATCTCTCTGGCTTGTTTACCCATTTTGTCAACTTGATCGCCAGTTAAACCAACTAAAGATTTTATTTTAGTCATTGACTTGTCAAAGTCAGCTCCCATCTTTATAGCAGCTCCACCAGCAAGTGCTAATGGCAAACTAAATCTTTGCATACTAGCACCAACACTTTTAATGTTATTGCCAAATTGTTTTAGTTTACCTTGTGCTTGTTTAAACCCAGTTAGCTGTAAATCTAATCTTAACTTTGCCATGAATTATTTTTATGTAAAAATACAAAAAAAATAAGCCACCTATTTTGGTAGCTTACTTTTCATTACTTTGTTTTTAAATTTTAAAAATTGTTCTTTATTTGACTTTGGTTTTCCCCTACCTAAATAAACATCTTGAGGCAAAGGAAACAATTTATCTGGTGTAATCATTTGACCTTTTTTATTACAATTTACATTGTAAAGCATAGCTGCCAAATATCTAGTTTGTTCCCAAGCTACATTGCTTTTGATCATGTGGGATTCGCCCATTAGATGATTTTCTTTCCAAGTGTTTTTCCAAAAAACATCTGGTGTAATCCCAGCTTGACCAATATAAAAATCTAATAAACTATCCCAAGTCAGCTGGGAACTTACTTTCCCTCTTTTGTAGGTTTAGTAGTTTTTTTAATATTTCTTGTAACACCCATGTTTAAATCATTGCCTAATATTCTTGATTCCATCATTGATGTAACAATGTCATTTAATTTTTCAGCATCAAAATCTTCTAACCACATTCCAACTTTATATTGGTTGTAGTCAATTTCATTGCCTTGCTCTTGATCATTAGCTAATAAACCAGAATATATAAGTGCAATAATACCTTTAATAGAAATACCACCATTAAAAACATCACCTATTTTATCAAGTGGTACGTTAAGTTGTTCAGTAAAGTTTGCCCAGAAATTCATTGAAAAATGCATAGTTCGCATTTTCCCACCTATTTTTAAGGTATAGTAACCTCTTTTTTTGTTTGCCATATTTATATATTTATAGGGGTATAGTTTCCTCAATCCATACCCCTTTAATTTTTATTAAGAATTGCCTAAATTATGCTTTAGAAATTGCACCATTTACAGTAATTGAACCACTATAAGTTGCTGGAGATTCCATTTCAGCACTCATTTCTACTGAACTTAAAAATCCAGATCCAGAGTACACAGCATCGCCAGTTTCAGCAGTTCCAAAACTCCATGATACAGCTCTCCTTGCAATTAAGATGTCAGCAAAATCAACTGGATTTGCATCATCATCATAAGCAATTAATCCCTCAAAAGAAATTTCACCACTTTTAACACCAGCAATAACTTCTTGAAACCCATTGCTATCTTTTGTAGTTGCCTCAGGCAAATCATTTGAAAGTGTAAGAGTACAAGATGTTGAGTGTCCAATAATAGTAGATGCAGTTATTGATGTTCCATCTGTTAATTTAAGTAATAAATCTGTTCCTGAAAATACGCCTGTTGTAGCCATTTATATATTTTTTAATTATTAATCTATGACAAATATACAAATAAAAAAATTATACATCTTCCCAGTTATCTGATATATCTTCCCATTTTGCAATGACATTTTCCCAAGTCAAACCCTCGCTAGGATCTGTTATTGTAAATACACCAGTCAGGTTTATTTCTAAGTTGAAACTAGTAGCAGTTTCAAACTCGGCTGTCTCATCTACTGAGTTAATAAACCCCTCACCTCTAACAATTAATTTAGGATTTACATTATCTTTAAAAATAAAAGTTGCCTTTTCTTTAGTCAGCACCATATCGGCTAACTGCTCAAAATTTAAAGTGTCAGAATAATCAGTTAAACATTCACAATTAATTGTTCCAGATTTAACACCTGGTATAACCTCTTGCCACCCTAAACTTTCTTTGGTAGTAGCATCTGGTAAATCTACATTAATGTTAAAGCTAGTGCTTTTAGAATGCCCTACAACTGTTGTATCTTTTAATAACAGAAAGCTAGTGGCATTAATAAGTGCCATTTTATTCTTCTTCTAAGGGAGTGATTTCGCCAGTATCAATATTTAAAGAACCTTTACCATATTTATCTTCAATCTCTTTAACTTTGTCTTGTTGCTCTTTAATTGATTCTTTGTGTAAATTAACAAGATCATCAATTGAATTG